GACGCCGCTGGAGTTGATCTGGATCACGAGGTTCGTGCCCGCGGGGGTGCTGGGGATGTCGGCCGGGGCGTCGTTGCCGATGATGAGGCCGACCAGGGGCTTGACCTTGGTGTTGCGCGTGACGTTGGCGTAGAGGACCGCATACCTCCAGGCCGGCACGCCGGCGCCGGTGGCGGTGAGCACCAAGTCGGCCAGGTCGACGGTGACGGTGCTGCCGGAGCGGCTGACGCTCATCTTGCCGAGATTGAGCCCGCCGGCGGTGTAGCCGCCCTGGGCGGCGACTTCGGAGGCGGACACGTCGGACCAGACGGTGTGCGTCGACATGTTGCTGCTGTACGCACTGGAGAGCAGGGCGACGTAGATGTCGTCGGTGGCGAGTTCGATGGTGTCGTCGAAGATGAACTGCTTCGCCGACGCGTAGAGGCTGAGTTGGGCGGCCATGCGTTACTCCTTGGCGCGCGCGCGGCGCCGGGGGGATTGCGAAAGGGGGGCCTCGGGCGCGACCGCCGCCGGGGGTGCCGGCGGCGGCGCGTCGAGGTAGGTGGCCGCGCCTTGATCGACCAGGTGCTGCGCGAACTCTTGCGAGCAGCGCAGCACATCGCCCGCGGAAAGCGCGCCGTACTCGGCGCTGTAGACGATGGTCTTGATCTTGACGACGGCCAGCATCACGGCACCGCTTAGGCCGGGGTGAGGTCGCCGCCACGGATGGCAGCGGGCACCTCGGAGGCCAGCGCCAGGCGACGCTCGGCGCGGATGGTGATGAGGTTCTTGGTGAAGTTGTCGCTGTCGGACTCGGACATCTCGACCACCACGCCCTCACGGTTGTAGATCGCACCGTGAGCGGTGAAGTCGCCGACCGCGAACAGATCTGCCGTCATGCCCACCGAGGTGACCACCGGCACACCCCACAGCATGGGCTGGCCCGCCTGGCTGTAGGCCACGCGCACCGCGTTGCTGGTGGAGGTGAGCAGGTCGATCTCGACGGCGGCCCAGTCGGCCGGGTTGAGGACGATGGCGTTGGGCATGTAGCCCGCGCCCTGCAGGTCGCCGATGATCTTGCGCACCAGCACGAGCTTCTTAAGCGTGGCGCCCAGGCCGGCGTCGGCGTAGCCGTGCGCGGTGAAGTTGCCCGCCTTCATGAAGCCGGCGATGTTGGGCGCCACGCCGTCGCCGACCACGAGCTGGGTCTCGACCTTGCGCTGCACGCCGTAGATCATGCGGGTGTTGACGTAGCTGGCGAGCGCCACGTTGTCGGCCGCGAGCTGCTTGCTGATCTTGATCCAGTGGGCGACGGTGCTGACCGGCTGGTTGACCAGCGACCAGGTGAGCGCCGACTCGGCCTTGGCCGCGCCCTCGGCTGCCTCGGCGGCGGAGTTGGTGAAGCTCGCCTCCTTGGTGAACTCGATGGCGTTGCTGGTGGTGGGCACCGCGCGGTAGAGCGACTCGATGGTGAGCGGCTGGAACGCGCCGGGCACGACGCCGGGCTTGCGGTCGGGCGCGACGTTGGTGTCGGAGCCCGTGAGCGTGTTCTTGACCTCGAAGCGCGCCTTCTGGGTGCTGCCGCTGATGAAGGCGGCGTACTGCGCGCTCTTGGTGAACTGCGCGCCCCACGACTCGTCGCGCGGCTGCTCGGCGCCCGGGGCGCCGCCCTTCTGCTCGAGGTGCGCCAGGCGGTCGGCGAGCTCGCGCTGCTTGATGCCCAGGTTGTCGAGCGCGGTCTGCGTGTCGGCGCTGGCCTTGCCGTTGGCGGCGGCCTCGGCGGCGGCCTTGGTGGTGAAGGTGCTGAGCTGCTGCTCGATGCCCTCGAGGGACTTCATGAGGTCCTTGAGTTCCATGTTCTGCTCCAAAGAAAAGGCCCGCTCGTGCGGGCCGGGTGGCTTGGGGGTCGCGCTGCTCAGCCGAGCAGCTTCTGGATCCGCACGATGCGCTCGTGCAGATCGGTCACCGCTTTCGCGTCAGCGTCTTCTGAGGCGTCCCGCCCCGTGAAGATGGCCTTGGCGCGGCAGGCGAGCGCGGTTGCCTGCCCTTTGGTGAGGCCACATGCATCCCGCAGGTGGCGCTCGAGGTCGCGGATGGTTTCGATGGCGGCCAGGTCTTCGGCCTTGACGCTGGCCAGGTCGACGCGGGCGGCTTCATCGGCCGGGAAGGTGACGACGCTGACTTCGACCAGGCGGCTGACCTTCTTGATGATGCGGCGGCCGTCGTCGGTCTCGTCGAAGTCGCCCTTCTTGAGGTAGTAGCCGATGCTCAAGCCGTCGAGCGTGCCGTGCTTGAGCGCGGCGCGCACGTCTTCGGCGTGGCTGTTGCCGCGGGTGAGCTCGCCCTCGACGTAGAGGCCGAAGTCGTCTTCCTTGGCGTGGGTCCACTTGCCGATGGGCAGGTCGAGCGAGTCGTGGTTGAAGAACATGCGCGGCTTGCCGTGCGCGCGCAGGGTGTCTTCGTAGGCGCCGCGCAGGATGGTGTCGCCGTAGGCGTCGGTGCCGCCGAACACGCTGGCGTAGCCGGCAAAGGTGCCGGCCTCGGCGTCGAGCTTGATCTGGCAGTCGCTCAGCGCGAGGGCTTTGCGTTGAAGCATGGGGGTCTCCTTACGCTGCCAGGAGCAGCAGGGTTTCTTCTTCACGGCGGCGAGCGCGACGCCCGCGGCCGAGTTGCACGGTGGCCGTGGCCGTCATGAAGCTGGCGCTGGTGGCCACCAGGCGCGCATCGACATAGCGGCGCGGGCGGATGTAGTCGAAGCCGAAGCCGCGGCCACCGCCCACGTCTTGCGATGGCGGTTGCTGCACCACCGCCGTGGCTACCAGCACGCTGGCGCTGGTGGCCTCGAAGGCGGCGTCGACGTACTGCGGGCCGCCAGGGGTGGCGCTGCCGCTCCAGTACCGGACGGCGAAGTAGCGCACCGCCCAGTAGCGCGGGGCGGTGTAGTCCGCCATGGCGGCCTCCCGGTGGGGCTTAGCTCAGGTCGACCGCGATGGCGCTGCGGTTGCCGTCGGCGTCGACCGTGGCGGTGATGCGTTCTTTGTGGTCGGCCACGGCCGAGCGCAGGCGCACGGTGGTGCCGGCCGCGCCGCTGACCTTGCCGGCACTGGCCGCGGCGACCAGGCGCAGGGCGTCGCGCAGGGTGAGGCCGGGCTCGATCTCGATGTTCTGCACGGCGCCGGCGATCTCGCCGTAGCCGAGGTCGCCGTTTTGCACGCTGAAGCCGGCGCGCACCCAGCGCACGGGGCGCAGGCGCTCGACCACGCTGGTGCTCTGCGCGGTGATGGCGGCATTGCGGCAGCGGTAGACGCGGAACAGTTCGACCACGCTGGTGCTCTGCGCGCTGGCGCCGACGCTGATCAGGCGGTTGGCGCTGGCCTCGAGGCTGCCGGCGCTGTCGCCCACCACCATGGCGGCGCAGGCGGGGCCGAAGAAGGTCAGCGCAACGTAGGGGAGCAGCATTACACGGTCGGTTCGACGGTGACCACGGCGAGCCATGCAAAGCTGCCGACGGTGCTGCTGGTGATCTGCTTGATGGTCAGACCTTCGCCGGGACGCAGGCGCCATTCTTGAGTCTCGACGCCTTCGATGGCGAGGTTTCCAAGCTGCATGAGGTAGTTGGCGACGGCGGTGTTGGCGGCGGTCAGCTCGTCGTTTTGCGTGGTGATCGGCCACATCAACGCGCCCTCGGTGACCGTGGCATTGGTCTTGATGGTGACGTTGGTCAGCGCGGGGTTGGCGCTGTCTGCGCTTTGCGCGGTGATGTCGGTTCCCGCCGTAGGCAGCGCGGTGACCTTCTTGGCGTCGAACCGCAGCGCCACGCCCGTGACAGCGCCCAAGCTCAGGTTGATGTGAAACAGCTTCTTGAGCGAAATGAGCTGGTTGGAGCCCGCGTTGTTCCAGATCGTGAGGTGATGCTTGTTGGCAGCGAACGCGACGGCATCGGCCAGGACGTAGTAGGTCGGCATGGCGGCATTGAACACGGCCTGCTCGTGCACGGTGTCGGCGCCGATGACCCGCGAGCGGGTCCGCATCTTGTTGCCCGTGGAGTTGGGCGGGACTTGGGTGTAGCCCTCTGCCACGATCAGACCTCCTTGAAGATGACCGCGCCGGCCGGCATGCGCGGCGTACTCAGGGCGCTGACGATGATGTCTTGAGTGAGCGCGCCGTAGAGCCAGATTTGCCCGGTGGCGCCGACCACGCTGAGCGAGGCGAAGCGCCAGGTCTCGGTGCCGGCGAAGCCGGATTCGACCTCGGGAAACACCACGTCGACGATGGTCTTGAGGGCGGTGCCGTTGGCGTTGGGCGTGCCGTCGGGGTCGCACACCACGAAGGCGGCGGCGCTGCGCACCACGCTGACCGGGGCGTAGTTGACGGGCGTGGGCTTGTTGGTGCCGGCGTTGCCGCCCACACCAGGGTCGGAGGTGTGGAAGTTGATCTGCCAGTTGGCGCCGTAGTCAGGCATGGCAGTGCCGTAGGCGATGAACTTGCACACGTCGTTGCACGAGACGGTGGACTTGGGCATGGGTCAGTCCTGGAAGGAGGTGCTGCTTTCGATGAGCTCGCCGCGCTCGTCGCGGCGGTAGGTGGTGCGCGAGTCGCGCGCCGGCGGGACGTGCACCGCCACGGGGGCCTCGACCTTGACCTCGGCGGGCTCGACGGTGACTTGCGGGGCCTCGACCACGGCCTCGAGCTGCACCATGCCCTCGGGCATGTGCACGGCGGTGTCGCCGCCGCGCAGGTTGACCACCGGCGCGCCAAGGTTGAACACGGGAGCAGGCGCGGCGCGGCTGAGCGAGGCGCCCAGGGCGGCCATCAGCGAACGCTGCGCGGCGCGGTCTTCTTCGGCGGCGTCATCGACCACCGCTGCGGGCGGTGGCGGGGGCTCCTGGCCGAGCTTGTCGAGCGGCGAGAGGTTGGTCTGCGCGGTGAGCGCGTCGCCGCCTTCGACGGGGGGCATGTTCTCGAGCTGGCGGCATTCGTTGCGGCTGTAGATGCCGTTTTGCACGGCCTGGGCGTAGATGCCCATGCGGTCTTTCAAGTTCGAGCGCAGCAGGCCTTCGAAGGCGAACTCGACGGTGAAGCGGGCGCGCTGCTCGGGGGTGAGCACGCGCTTGGTGATGGCCTGCTCGATGCTCACCAGCATGGGGCGGATGTCGAGCTTGTACCAGCCCTCGAGGATCTGCTCGAGGCCGCTGCCCCAGGTGGTGACGTTGTTGTGGAAGGCGAGCACGGGCGGCACGCCGAACCAGCGGCAGATCTCTTCGACGGTGAACTGGCGGGTGCTGAGCAGCTCTGCGTCGGCCGGGGTGATGCTCACCTGCTGCCACTTCATGTCGGCCTCGAGCACGAACAGGCGCGCGCTGTTGCCTTCGGACACTTCGCCGAAGTTGCGGCGCAGGGCTTCGCGCTGCTCTTTGTTGAGCACGCGGTCGATGGTGAGCACGCCGCTGGGCTTGTTGCCGTTCTCGAAGAAGCGGGTGGCTTGGCTTTGCGCGCGCACGGCCTCGGTAATCGTGCCGGCCATGTAGCTGATGCGGCTCAGGCCCGTGACGCCGTTGCCCAGGCCCTTGAGGTGCAGTACGTCGCCCTCGGGGAAGGCGACCATCTGGTCGGCGACCTTGTAGAGGTAGGTGAGCGAGCCGTCGTCGCCGACGTAGACCTCGACCTGGTCGGCCGCCATGGGCCACAAGGCGACAGGGTTGCCGCGCGCGTCGCGCTGGATGCGGGCGTAGCCGTTGCCGCGCAGCTCGCGGTTAAGCAGCAGGGCGACCCAGAATTCGGCCGGGGTCATGCGGCTGTTGGGGGCCTCGTGCAGCAGGCGCCAGAGATCCTCGTCGCGGGCCAGGTCGCGCCGGCCCTTGAGGTTGCGGTAGACGAACAAGGGCAAAGTGGCGATGGTCTTGGCCATCAGGTCGGCGCAGCGCCAGGCGGCGGAAAGCTGCAGGGCGCCGTCGACGCCGTATGAGACGGTGCCGTCGATCACCGGCTTGGCCGGTGCGGTGACCTGCTGCCCCGCGGAGGCACTGAGCGCGGAGCTGATTCCGAGCCAGCGTGCAAGGGTCTGGAAGAAGTTCATCCGATCACCGGAGAGGCGAGGAAGTCGTCGAGGCTGCCCTCGCGGTCGATGGTTTTCTGCGCGGCGCCGATGGCCATGGCCAGCGCCACCATCCCGTCGATGCGGCCGGTGGCCTTGTGCTTGGAAAGCTTGCGGTTGCCCGCGGCGTCGCGTTCGACGCGCGCATTGGCCGCACACATGGTGAGCACGGGATGCCCGCCATGGGCCACCCGTTCATTGAGCAGTTCGGACTCGAGCGCGTCGATCGCCGGGCTCATGTCCTTGAAGCCTTGCCCGAACGGCACGAGCGGCAGGGCCAGCCCCGCTTGGTCGAGCTCTTTCTGGAACAGGTCGAAGCGCCAGCGGTCGAAGGCAGCCGCCACGATGCGCCAGTCGGCCACGATGTCGGCCAGCTCGCGCACGACCTCGGTGTAGTCGACCGAGGCACCGGGGGTGGTGCGCAGCAGGCCCTGCTGGTGCCACACGTCGTAGGGTGCGCGATCGGCCCGCGCGCGTTCGCGCAGGCCCTTCTCGGGCGTCCAGAAGTAGGCCTTGACGTGCCAACGCCCATCACGCCGCGCGACCGCCACGATGCTGGTCAGGTCGCTGCGCCCCGACAGGTCAATGCCGACGAACACGTCCTCTTCGAGGAAGGCGCTTTCGTCGATCTCGGCGCTGTTGAGCGTCCACACGCCCTTGCTGATAAAGGGCGACACCAGTTCGACGCGCTGATTCAGCACGAGGTTGCGGAAGGTAGGCTCGAAGGCGGGCATGCGCTGCGCGCGATCGGCCTGCTCGACCACATCCTCCAGGCTGCGGAACTTGCCCAGCGCGGGGTTGGCAGCCTTCCACCCCTTGCGGTCATCGAGCGGCGCCGTCTTGTCGGCCTCGTACAGGTGGCAGACGATGCGTGCGTCCTTGGAGGCGCGCGCGTCGTCGAGCCAGATGCTGAACAGGTCGGCGTCGTTGGGCGCCTGGGTGCTGATCGCCAGCAGCAGGGGTGCCTCATGAGCGCCCTGGCTGGTGACGATGGCGTCGATGAACTCGTCGGCCGCGCCGCGTACCTGGCCGATCTCGTCGAGGATGGCGAGCACGGGCGACAGGCCGTGGGCGGTGCGCCCTTCGGCGCTGATTGCGCGGTACTCGACATTGCGCGCCAGCCCGACGATGCGCTTGGAGCTGGGCACGATCCGCGTGCGCTCGGCGAGCTGCTGGTTCATGCGGATCATCTTGCAGGCCAGGTCAAACACGAGCGCGGCCTGGTCGCGGCTCATGGCGCCGCTGATGATCTGCGAGTTCTGCCGCGCCTCAGGGCCGGCAATGTGCGCGAGCAGGATGCCCGCGATCAGGGCGGTCTTGCCGTTCTTGCGCGCGATGCTCAGATACCCGCGGCGCGTGCCGGCGGGGTTGTCGTAGACCTCGCGGATGAAGTCCTTCTGGAAGGGCAGCAGGCGCAGCGGCTGGCCGACGTGCGCGCCTTCGGGGGCCTTGCAGAAGGACTCGATGAAGGCGATCACGCGATCGCCCCGCGTGGCCTTCTTCACGCGAGCAGGGTGTCCTCGGCCGCTTCCTTGATCGCCTGGCGCGCAGCCTTCTCTGCGGCGCGCATGGCGACCACGTTCTCCTTGCGGCCGTTGGACGCGGCGTCCAAGTGCAGGATGCGAGTCAAGGCCAGCGCGCGCCGGGAAAGCGTTTCAAGGATCGAGTGCTTGGGGTTGGGGATCGGCGTGCCGCGGCTGTTGTCCACCACGTCGCCCTCGAGCTCGATCTCGTTGGCGATGCGCTCGATGTCAGCGAAGGCGCGCGCCAGGTTGGCGGCGTGACGCAGGTCGGTCTCGCTCCACTCGTCTCGCGCGCGGGAACGCATGATGCCCGGCCACTGAGCGAGCGCAGTCGGCCCGAGGCGCACCTCAGGCGGCGGCGCGATCTCCTCGGTGGCCGCATGGAAGGCAGTCACCGAGGCGCCGACGGTCCCGGTCCTGGGCTTTCGCTTGGCTTTCTGCATTTAGGAATAACGCCCTGG